TACTTACTCCCGGCATGGATGGTTGGCCTCGATCCCCGGTTAAAGATCATTCAAGCAACACACACGGCTGATCTAGCGATAGACTTCGGACGTAAGACCAAGAATCTTGTGGATACAGAAAACTATAAACAATTGTTCGACACGAGACTGATGGAGGACTCACAGGCCGCTGGTAAATGGAAGACGGAACAGGGAGGCGAATACTTCGCAGCCGGTGTCGGTGGAGCGATAACAGGTCGTGGTGCTGATCTACTAATCATTGACGATCCACACAAAGAACAGGATATCAAAAAAGATAGTAAGTCATTCGAGAAAGCCTGGAACTGGTATACATCAGGTCCACGTCAACGTCTGCAACCAGGCGGTCGTATCGTGGTTGTAATGACACGTTGGAGTAATAAAGATCTTACCGGACAACTGATCAAGGCTCAGGGAGAAGAGGACTCTGACCAATGGGAAGTAGTAGAACTACCAGCCCTGCTTCCTGATGGAAATCCAGTGTGGCCTGAATACTGGACCAAGGAAGAATTACAAAAAACCAAAGCATCTATTCCAGTGAACAATTGGAACGCTCAGTACATGCAATCACCAACAGCTGAGGAGGGAGCTATCATCAAACGTGACTGGTGGCAGAACTGGGAGGAGAAAGAACCACCTAAATGTGATTTTATAATTCAGAGTTACGACACGGCTTTTCTTAAAAAGGAATCTGCGGACTATAGCGCTATAACCACATGGGGAATATTTCAGATAAACGAGGACCAGGGACAAGGGATAATTCTTCTCAACGCTTTCAAAGATCGATATGAGTTTCCAGAGTTAAAGAAAGTGGCTTACGAGGAATATCTATACTGGCGGCCTGATATGGTGGTCGTTGAATCTAAGGCATCTGGATTACCTTTGACTCATGAATTAAGGGATATGGGTATCCCGGTTGTTAACTTTACACCGAGCCGAGGAAATGATAAACATGCGAGAGTAAACTCAGTATCTCCGTTATTTGAGACGGGGTTGATCTATGCACCTATGCATCAACATTTTGCACAGGAGGTCGTAGAGGAGTGTGCTGCATTTCCGTTTGGGGAACATGACGACTATGTCGACTCGATGACCCAAGCGATTATGCGTATTAAACAAGGCGGAATAATTCGTAATAGAGATTCTTACAAAGACGAACCACTGCCTGACAGGAGTAGATTAGAATATTATGGCTAGGAAACAAACAATAGATTTAATTCTAAAAACGTTCAAAGAATTAGGAGGAAACCTAAATGACGTTCTTGGAACTAAAACTAATATAAGTTTTTTAGGAAAAGGTAAGTCTCCAGAGCTGATGTTAGACATGGACATTAACGTTGACGCGTTAGGTGTATTACCTCAATCAAAAGCAGTAGAAGAATTAACAAGTTCTGTTGGGTATGCTGTTGGAAATAAACTTAACGACATACAAGCGAATAAATTATTATCGAACATGCAGAAGATGAAGAATTTTTACAATCCACCTGCAGCACCAGCAAATATTACAGACCTTGCGACAGGAACTAGAAATTTAGATAAAGAAGGTTTGATGTCATTAAGACAAGCAGATGATTTACCACCAGGTGATCCTGATTTACCACCACCAGGAAGTCGTGG